GACCGACTCCACCGACACCACCGGCGGACGCAGATAGGTGACACCACCGGTCACGAACACCTCGTCCACGACCGTGCGGCGGGTCCAGATCTGCCCCGTGTAGTCCTCGACCGCCAGCGACGCGGCGTCCAGGAACCGCTGCAGCTCGGTGTCCTCGCCGGTGTCGGTGATGTTCAGGTGCTCCCGCAACTGCTCGAGCGAGATGATCGCCACCGACTCGACCGGCGAGGACATCGTGCTACTTGTCCGAAGCCGCGGCGGAGCGCTTGTTGCGGCGGATCGGGGCCTTCTTCGACTCGGCCTGCGGAGGGGTCGCCTCCGACTCCTTCTCCGAGTCCAGAGTCGCCCACGGCGGCTGCGTCACGTCCTGCCGCTCGGCCGGCTTCACATCGCCGACCTTCTTCGCAAGGTCGCCGTACACTGCGGCGTCCTCGTCGGACATCTTCATCATGGTCTTGATGCCGCGGTGCTGGACCTCGTACATCGAGAGCTCGGCCACCGGGGGCCTCCTCTTGGTTTGATCTGGGACGTCGAAGACGTAGCGGGCCGGGGTACCTGCCCCGCATGCGTCATGTGCGGCCCCGCATGCGGGGCAGGTGATGGGCATCAGGAGCTCGAGATGATCCCGGCCTTGCGCAGCTCGGCAAGGAGTTCGTTCACCTTGTCCGCCACGTCCTCCGCAGTAGCCGATGCCGGGGTGGCGATGTCGGCCACGGCGGCTTCGGTGTAGTCCTCGCGGCGCTTACCGGCGCCAGGGTTGGCGTAAGCCATGTCAGGACTCCGATCAGGCCGTGAGGTCGATCTCGACGAACGCGTTGGGCTGGAGCACCCCGAACGCTGCACGGAGCTCCGCCAGGATCGCGACCAAGTTCCTCACAAAAAAGTCGCCGTGCGAGTCCGTGGTGGTGATCGTCGACTGCTGCCGGTCCCACAGCACGCACTTGGTCCAGTCGCCGACGTATCCGGTGCCGGCCGGGACGGCCTCGGACTCGACGATCGGCAGGCCCCACAGGGTGGGAGCGTTGCCGGACGCCGCCGGGCCACCGAAGTAGTACCGGTTCTCGTTGTCGGCGAGGAGGTCGATGGCCTCCAGGTCGGCGGGGTTGAGCACGAACGCGGACGGGTTGGCCCGGCCGACGGTGCGCACCTTGGTCTTGGCCTTGCGGGTCGTGGTGAGCAGGTCGGAGTCCCAGGCCTGCGCCTGAACACCGGACACGTTCGACAGACCCTCGAAGTTCTCACCGGAACCATCACCGGCGATCATCTGGTCCTCGAGCTCCTCCTCGAGGCCGTACTCGAGGAACCCGTCGATCAGGGTGACCATCTGCGCGGCGTCGGCGATCGCCCGCTTGGTGACGGGGATCCAGTGCGCGATGGTGCGGACCGGGGTGGTGTAGCGAGCCACGGCCAGCCCGGACTCCGGCTTGTAACCGCCGCCGGTGACGCCCTCGAGGACGCCGGTGGTGGTGTTCGCGACGGGGGTGGCCGAGGACGTGGCCTCCGCAACCGGCGCCGCGTTGTTCGTGATCGAGGTGACGCGCACGTACTCGATCGAGTCCGACGACGTCGAACCGTTCGTGACCAGGCTGCGCAGCGTCAGAGGCCGCTGGAACGGCTCCAGCCCGACCTGCAGGCCCAGGTCGTCGGCGCGGACGAACGCACCACCGGAGGTGTCGCTGGCACCGGTGACGAGTGCCTTCTGACCCATCGGGCGGACCAGGTTCTTCACACCGACCGGGCGGGCGTTCACGCGGTGCTGCTTGGTGAACTGGCCGCCGGGGACGGACTCGAGCAGGCCCTTGTACTCGGTCGACTCGACGTAGGACTCGCCCAGCGTCTTGCGGCCGGGGACGAGCAGCCCGGACGGGGTGACCTTGTCGCCCGACTTCTCGTCGAGCCCGATCTCGTCGCCGAGCTGTGCCATGGCGGCCTTGACCTCGGCGTCGCCCTTCGCCTTCTCGGCGCGGGCCTTGGCGTCGTTCGCCTTGCCCATCAGCTCCTTGAGCTGCGTGGACTCCTCGGCGGTGAACTCGCGCTTCTCCTCGTCCGCCTTGGCGGCGATGGCGCGGGCGGCCTGGAGATGAGCCTTCATCTCCTCGGTGGGGTTGGACACGGGATCTCTCCTCAGATCGTGTGCAGGTCGAGCTCGAGCAGGTCGAGCTCGGTGCGCAGACGCTCGGAGGCGACCCCGGACTCGGCGGGCGCGTCGCTCTTGGCCTCCGGGCCAGCCTGGTCGGCGGGCTGGGCGGCGAGGGCGTCGGCGGGCTCGGTCGGCGCGGCCTTCTCGGCGTTGCTGTCGGCGGCGGGCTCTCCGTCGCCGTTGGTGGTCGCGGCCAGGACCGAACGAACCTCGGCCACGGCGGCGTCCATCTTCGCGAGCGCGCTGGACAGCGCGTCCTCGTTCTTGCGCGACAGCACGCGGCCGGCCTTCTCGCCGGCGACGGTGTCGGGGGTCTTGGTGGGCTGCTCGGCGTGGTCCGAGGTCAGGTGATGGCTGCGGGGCGTGTTACAGCGGCACGCACGCGGGAGGTCGTCCGGCTCGGCCTTCACGGCGACCGTCGACGTCATGCGGTTCGCCCCGATCATCGTGGGACCGCACTCGTGGAGCTCGAGTTCGTACAGGTCCTGCTTTGCTCCGTCGTCGCTCTTGGCCGCGGGCCGGACATCGATCTCGTCGTACGCGAAGCTGTAGTTCGCGATGCGGCGGCCCTTGATGAGCCGGTAGGCCTTGGCCGCCTTCGGCTCGTCCATGTCGACGCGGGCCTTCACCCATAGCCCCTCGGGACGTTCCTCGGCCTCGAGCACCTCACCGATGTGGTACTCGGGGTCGTCGCTCTTGTGCGACCAAACGAACGGGATGACAGTTCCGCTCTCCTTGCGGCGGGCGAGAGTCTTCGCGAACGCCCCAGGGATGATCCGGTCACCGACCGAGTCGACGTTGTACGCGGCGACGATCGCCTCGACGATGCCCTCATCGGTGCCTTCATGGGTGCCGGCGGCCTTGATCTGCGCCGGGCACGTCTTGACCTGCATCAGTCGCCCTCCACGGCGCGTAGCCGGCGCGTCGAAGCGCCCTCGGTCAGTTCGGGTTGCGCCTGCCGGGGCGGGGTGGAGTCCTGCGGGGAGGCCTGGCCGCCCTCGGTCACGTTCAGCGGGGTGATCAGCTCGTCACCGTCGGGGAGCTGCTGCAGGTTCATGCGGGCGCGGGCCTCGTTGCGGGTCATCCACGGCCCGCCGACGGACATCGACAGCTGCTCGGCCTGCTCCTCGAAGGAGCCCTTGAGCTTCTCGGCGAGGTTGAACTCGACGTACAGGTCCTCGGTGTCCCCGAAGTCGGGGACGAGCTGCAGGGCGAGTTCCTGCTCGATCATCGTGAGCCAGGGGCCGAGGGTGTCCTGGTACATCATCTTGTGCTGCTCGGTGATGTTGCTGTACGTCGCGTTGTCCAAGATCCCGACGAGCGTCAGAGGGATGTGGTAGGCGGCCGTGACCTCTTCCCTGGTCAACTTCCGCGACTCGATGTACTGCGCGTCCCGCGGATTCACCCCCGCCGGCACGTACCGCATCCCGTCCTCGAGGATCGGGGTGCCGCCCACCCGGGAGCCGTCACCGGAATACTGGGCCTGCCACTGGCTGCGGAACCGTTCCTTCGCCGTCCCAGACCAGGCCGGGGCTTCGAGTGGTCGCTCCAGATAACCGCTCACGCGGGCCCCGTTGCGCCACAGCTGCTCCCGGTACAGCGTCGCCTGGTACTCCTCGGCGAGGCGGGTGCGCAGCGTCTCCAGCGGGCTGATGCCCATCCGGGCGTCGATCGCCGAGTAGCCGTGAAAGTGGATGACATCCTCAGGCTTGAACAGCGTGCGCCCGATCTTGAACGCGTCGGGGACGAACGGGTTCTTCCCCTCGAGCGTCACCTGCGCCGGGTCCAACCGGACGAGCCCCGCCGCCTGCTCCTTCGGGCGCACCTTCAAAATGAAGGCGTTGTCGTAGATCGCCAGGTCGGAGACCAGCGCCTCGACGAACCGGTACGGGGTGGTCTTCGGATTCGGCTGCGCCAGCAGCTCCGCCAACGGATGATCCAGCACGCGTTCCCGGTCGACGTCCGAGACGCGGCGGAACACGTGCAGGCCGAGCTGTGCAATGTTGCGGGCAAGGAACCCGACGACCGTCCGCACGTACGGCTGGTTCTTCCACAGCTGCGCGTACGTCTCCGCCAGCGAGTCCGACAGGCGCACCGGGGCGAACGCACCACCAGCCGGCGGCTTGTACAACTCCAGGATGCGGCCCTCGCTGATCGAGAACGCCATCAGTCCGGCACCGCCTGGATGTACTCGACGCGCGCACGCTCGACCACGACGTCACCGTCCATCCGGGTTGGCTCCGAGCCGGGCTCGAACAGCTCGGCGGACTTGACGACGACCCGATTGGCCTTCGTGGACCAGAGGGTGCCGACGACCGCGCGTCCGGTGTCCAGCTGCACGAGCACACGCCGGCGCACGATCAGCCGCCGCGACCACTGCAGGTCGATGACGTGCCATACGACACCGCCGGCGATGACCGCCACACCGAGCGCGAGGACGACGAGTTCGATCACGTCTTCGTCACCGAGTACACGCACGCCGCCGCGGAGATCAGACGGACCTGCGTGTTCCCGCTCGTGCCCACGGGCACCTGCACGGCCGATCCAGCGGTCACCACGTCGGTGTTTCCGCCGGCGACAGTGGCCGCGGCGCGGTTGACAGTGAAGTAGACGGGGGCGTCGCCGGAGTGGACGAGCACCTCGACGTTCTCCAGGTCCGCCGGGAAGTCCACGATGTCCTCGGTGTCGGCGGTGAGGGTCTTCGCGTGGACGGCGAAGTCACCCGCGGCGACCGTGTAGGTGGCCATGCAGGGCCCTCCTCGATGTTCAGACGACCGTGAGGTCTTCGTCTTCGTAGGCCGACCGCTTCTCGGGCTGCCCGTGCGTTGCGACGCCGTGCCAGGCGAGCGTTGCCGCGACCAACGGGCTGATGTCGACGGTGGAGTCACGGCGGTGCCACGCCCACGCGTCGCTCAGAAGCCGCTTCCGGGCCCCTGCGAGGGCCGTGTTGAGCTGCGGCTGATCCAGGTGCCGTAGAGCGGCGTTCTCGACGACGTCCTCGTACAGCGCGCCGCAGGCCTGTGCCATCTCCCGGCCGGTAATGAGTACGGGCTCAATACCGCGTTCCTGCAGGGCAGGGATCCACGCGCCCGCCGCGGAGGCCGGGTCGAGGATCCAGGCTCGCGGCTGGTGCCGGCGCTGCAACTCAACGATCCGGTCGACGACCCACCCGGTGCCGGTGCGGGTCTCGACGACCTCGACATGCCCGAGCCCGTCCATGCGGCGGCCAGCGACGGCGATCGCGGCTCCGGTGCGTTCCGGTGTGGCGTCCACCGCGAACGCGATCGGGTTTCCGTCGATCTGCGAGGCCGGGTCGGCGAGCGCCGCCCACTTCCGGCCGTCGATCACCATCTGAGTGTTCGGGTCGAACCAGATGCCCAACCGCTCACGGGAGAACCCGAGGTCGTCCATGGCGTCCCGCTCGGACTCCACAAACTCCTCGGTGATCCGGATACCCAAGGCGGGGTTGGCCTGCGCCCACGCCTCACGGTCGTCGAGGTCGGCCTCCGCATCCGCGGACCACTCGAAGTACGCCAACCGCTTTCCCTCGCCGGCGACCCCACGCTCACGCACGCGACGTAGCTGGTCGGAGCCCTCCATGCCGGCCGAGGACGTGTACCAGATCTGCGGGTTCGGGCGGGCCGACAACGTCGGCAGCAACGCGCTCATGCCCTCGCTGGCGAGGTTGTAGGCCTCATCCAGGATGACGCAGTCACCGGAGAAGCCACGGCCGGAGCCGGTGGAGCGGGCCACGAACCGTAGGCGGGCCCCTGACTTCAGCTCGATGCCCTCCTCGCCGTGCGAGGTACGGATCCGGGTGACGCGTTTGCGCAGGTAGTCGGAGTTCTCGACGTGGAACAGGACCCTTCGGAAGGCCTCCTGCGCGGTCTTGAACTCGTGCGCGGAGTGCAGGATCAGCTTCTCGTCGAGCAGGAACAGGCCGGCCAGCTCCCGGGCCTCCAGGATGGCGCCCTTGCCGTTCTGGCGGGGCACCATCGCGCACACCTCGAACGCCGCATACCGGCCGTCCCTGCGCTCGCCGAGCGAGTGCGTGATGACGTGGCGCTGCCAGGGGTCCAGGTGCAGCCCGATCGAGTCGCAGAACTCGATGGCCTCCTCGCCGGCGGACGAGACGTAGTCGGGGACGTGCTCAACCCGCGGACGCTGAGCGCCTACGAGCTCGGCGGGCGAGGAGGTCGTCAACCTTGTCCCCCTCCACCTTCGCCGGGGCCTTCGCCCGCAGTTCCGTCATGCATTCGCGCAGCTCAGACACCAGACCGGCCTGAAACCGGAAGGAAATCGGTCCGAGGTCGATCGAGTCGGCGAGCCGGAGCGCCGCAGCGGCTGTCGCGCAGGCCCGAAGGTCATCGGGAAGCTCTGCGAGTTCGGTCTCGACGGCGAGGCGGACCAGGTTCTCGGGGAGTTCGTCCGGCACGGCCGCTTTTCGTGACGCCATGTGACGACACCTCCCACTGTTACGGAGTGTGATGGTCACGGCGGGAGGTCAGGTGACGCCTGGTGACGGATTCGAGAACGCTCGGAGTACTCCGAGCCCCCGATCACGCTCCGCGCGTCCGCCCGGCGGGTCGTTTTCGCTGGTCAGCGGGCCGGTAACGCGCCGTGCACACCCCTGACC